ACTCTATCTAATTGACTGTCTCACCAGAACTCAATGTCCGCCATATCGCATTCCTCCAAATTGTCCACAGAGTAATTACGACCTGGTAAAGAGATGTCCTGATAAGCAGGATCTACTGTGTTCTTCAAGATAAGTGTTTCCCATGTCGGAAACTCGCCAACCAACTGTTCCATGCCAACACCCATCATACGATAAGCCTTAATATTCATAACCGAAACGCGACTCTCTAAGACCTTTTGAAATTCTACTTGACTAGCAAAGGATGACGCAATAACCTTGTACAAATACGCTAGTCGGCGGTAAGCATCCAAGTTAGAAGCATAGGTCGCATACGCCAACCCCTTTACCGAAAGCAAAACATCTATTTCATCACGAGGGCGACTCTCTCGACTGTGAATGGCACGGATCATATACTCCCGAGACTCTCGATAAGGAAGATACCGAGGCTGACAAGGATAACGAGGGTCATCGCGATATGGATTCAAAATCAGTTGATGACGAAGAAAAGTTGCCCCTCGTTCGACAATCCGACCATCCTTGACTGTCGAAAGAAATGAAATACCATCAAAAAGGTCACGAATCTCAACTTCCAGGTACTTCTTCATGAACTCCTTGAACAACTGTCCTGAAAAATATTCTGCAATCTTACCAGTTCCTTTGTTGTACAGAAAGTCATCACCATATACAATAGCTTTGATACTATCCAGAAAATGCTCTTCAAGCACCGCTCGATCTTCAGGAGGAGCACTATTTATCTGGAAGATACAAAAAAGAATTATATATAAAGCCATAACCCAACTATCCATGTGAGATGTATTATAGCAGCCAGAAGGAACCTGACCGCGAATAGTGGCCCACATGCTACCAAAGAGTCTGGTAACACGAACAAGGATGTTTTTTAACAAGAACTTCACAATTGCAGAGAAGAGCTCATAATCAGGAGATGACATATCCATGTGAATTAACATTGTACTAAAGTAAGCTTCAACAAATGCCTCGTACACACTCTGATCAAACTTACTTACATCTCCTTCTACAAGAATCTTTGCAAATTCATTTGTCATATCAATTCCAAGACACTCTGCCAGTGTATCTGCACCGCCGTGTGGCCAACGATGCCCAATTCTTATGACTCTACCTCGCTCTCGGAGCTGGCGAAACACGCTAACAACCCTTTCCATCATCACAAATATCCCAGAAGGTATAATGAATAAGCGAAGCTTTTGACGAAGTGCCTCCCAGGCATCATCATTCATCTGCTTGATCCACTCAAAAGCATTCTCACTCTTTGGGGAAGCGGTCCAATACACTGGAGGCTCCTTACCTGTTCTTATGAAATCAAGAAGAGCATCAAGATCATGCTCCAAAGTATCAATCTTTTTTCCACAAGGAGTAACTTTAACATTACATGGACCCCACTCAAAGTTAGAACGCTCTCCCTCTTGAACACCATTTGAAGACCCATAATAAGCCGTCTTCAAGTTAGCCATTGAAAAAGGAACAACATACTTCTTGGACATGTCTAAACCCATCATCCGATATAAGTGAGTAATGGCCTCCTCTAGATACTTAATAGCGCCTTTCGG